TCTCTTCTTTCGAGAACTTCGTTTCCCCATTCTGTTCACCTCCTTTCTACTCTTATATTATAATATATCGTGTCCGATATGTCAATATAATTTTGAAAATTTGTGAACAAAATACACTAAATACTTTTATTGTGGCTATTAAAAAGCACCTAAACGCAAAACTGCATTTAGATGCTTTTCCAGGAACTGTTACTAAGTTATGACTCGTTGAAAGGACTAATCTTTGTTTGCTTTGTAGATTTCTTTTATGGCAAAGACATTACTTCGTCCGCAGTGCCTTTGCCTAGAAGGAGAAATCACAAAACTGTAAGAAAAGATTGTAAGTTGCAAGTTTCAAAACACGCCATGCTACGGAGGCTATGTACAGTGTTTACGAGAAATCCTTGTTCCTCAATTATCACTATACCAGAACAAAACGAACAAAACGAACATTTCATAAAAAAATTTAATTTTTTTTCAAAAACCGCTCAACTCTCATTCTAACTCCGTCCCCAGTATGATTTTGTCCCAGCCGATTAGCCACGGCCCACCACGAAAGCTTTTCAAAAAACCGCAATCGGATGATTCTCTGCATTTGCAGGGGTGCACTTGGCAACCACGCTTCCACGGCAGTCTTTAGCTCCTGTGCGGATTTCATCTGAGCCTGTAATATTTTCTCCTGCTTTTCAATCTCCCCTAACTGACTAACTAAACCTTGAATCTTAAAGGATTTTGCCTCAAAGGGAAAATCAGGGTTACTCCCAGTCACTCGATCGGTCTGTAACTCTTCTTGCTTTTTCTTCAACATCTGAATTCTTTGTTCTGTCTCAGTAACCAATGCACAAGCATCAATATACGCCACTAAGATATTTTTATCCATTTAGCCCCTCCCTTACTTTTCGAATTCTCGCCTTTAAGCTTTCCATCACAAAGTCCTGCACGCCCTCTTTCTTCTTCAGGGCCTTCATCACATCCTCATCTCGTGTGCCTGAACAAATCAAGTGATGCACAATGACTTTTTCGGTTTGTCCTTGTCTGTGTAGTCTCTTATTTGCCTGCGTATACAACTCATAATTCCAGGTTAATCCAAACCAACATACATGATTTCCGCCTTGCTGAAGATTGAGCCCATAGGCACTACTTGCTGGATGCGTAAGCAAAATATCAATTTCTTGATGGTTCCAATCGTCCTCATCCTGCACGGTCTTTAACTCTTTAACTCTTAACTTCTTTGTGCCTAGCACTTTTAAGATTCGTTCTTTGTCATGCTGGAAGTTATAAAAGACAAGCAGGGGTTTGCCTTGTAAGCTCTCTACAAGCTCAAGAAAGGCATCCAACTTGCTAGTATGGACTTCATGGGCTTTATGCTCTTCATCGTACACAGCACCGTTTGCAAGCTGTAAAAGCTTATTGCTAAGTGCCGCCGCACTGGTTACACTAATCTCCTCGTTCTCTGGAAGCTCTAAAATCATTTTTCGTTCTAGCTCCTTGTAGGCCTTTTCGGCTTTCGCATCTAAGGACACAGGGATTTCATGGATTACCATATCAGGTAACTGCAAATAGTCTTCTGCCTTCATGGAGATACAAATATCGGATATAGCGGAAAGTATCGACTGCTCTGCACCGTCTTTTGGGTCGTAATCATACACAAAGCCCTGCGGGCCTCGTCGTCCTGGATCAAAATAGCGTTCTCGAAACTGCCCATACCGTTTGCCTAACCGTCTACCCTCGTCAAGCAAATAAATCTGACTCCATAAATCATTTAACCCATTTGGGCTCGGTGTTCCTGTGAGCTCAACTAGGCGTTTAATTTTACTCATTACTTGCACAAGTGCCTTAAATCGCTTTGCAGAGTGATTCTTAAAGCTGCTGGACTCATCAATGACGACCATGTCAAAAGGCCATGCATTGCGATAATAATCAACCAGCCATACCACATTTTCACGATTGATGACATAGAGGTCTGATGGTGTGTTAATTGCTTTTATTCTTTTTTTCTCTGACCCAAGAACGGGAGACACTCGAAGCATTTGTGTATGGTCCCATTTATCCTTTTCTTTTGTCCAAGTTCCTTCAGCCACTTTCTTTGGTGCAATAATTAAGACCTTACGAACTTGAAAGCGGTTATACTTTAATTCCTTGATGGCCGTCAGCGTCGTCACGGTCTTTCCTAATCCCATATCTAAGAACAGTCCTACTTTGTCTAGCTCAATAATTTTGTCTATACAATGCTTTTGATATGCGTGGGGAACGAATTGCATTAAACCTCACCGCCTTTCATTTCTGCAACAAAAGCGTCAACTTCAGCTTGACCATAGAGGACCTTCACATTTACACCATGTTGTTGCAATTTTCTAATCTGGGCTTTTTGTAAAATACTTAGTCTACCGTGTTCGGTTTTTAGTTCGACAAATATCACTCGTCCATCAATGACGACAATGCGATCAGGCACACCTGCATTACCTGGGCTGACCCATTTAAAGCATCCCCCGCCTGCTCTCTTAACACCCCTTACAAATCTCTGTTCTAAATCTCTTTCTAACATCTTTTACTCCTCTTGGGACAATGGAACAAATTTTCTACACGCGTATATGTATATTTCAAATAGGCGTGCTAGGGGCTATAGATATACGCCCTAATCCCCCTAATTCCCCTATTTTTATATTATATATAGATTTGTTGTTCCGTTTGTTCCATTGCTAATAAATAACGAATATAAGCCATTTATCACGGAACAAAGTCATAGAACAATCGTGGAACAAAAAAAGTTTGTTCCATTCATAGTTTGTTCCGTTTGTGACTTTGTTCCGTGGTTTGTTCCGTAGTTTGTTCCACGCTAAATGCGTTTAAACCCTCTCTGTCTTCCGTAATCGGAAGTATAATATAGAGTTCTCACCCAGCCTTTTGCAGAACCTAAGATGGCATTGATTTCTATGGCATCTGACTTCTTCATATATCGCTTGTCACCTCCAAAGCAAACTTCCCAGACTTCCACTGCACATACTCTGTCAAGCTTCTTTAGCTTTGTTACACCAGTGGCATTGCCCTGAATGAATGCCCGCTTTGCACTTAAGGCCATGGAATCCCAGTTGGCAGGAACCATCTTATCAAGGTAATCAAGAACAACGCCTTCTTTACCTGTCAATTCTTTATGTTGCTCTTGTTGCTCTTTGGCCAACTCCTCCAGTTCACTATTAAGATATAATGGTTCTCCCAAAGACCAATACATATAGGCCTCTGCCCACACTTGATCTACTTCTTCGGGCAAATCCTTCCAAACCGATTTCTTTGCTGGGAATACCCCGACATCTACTGGCCAAAATCTGCGGTTACCTGTAGCATCTTTTAAAAACTCTGCATCATTACTCGTTCCAAAGAACACACACCGCCGTGGATGCCTTTCTGTCCGCCTTCCATAGGCTGCACGATAAATGTCTTCTTTTTTGCTTAAAAACTGCTTTACTGCGGAGGTTTCTTGCCTTGTCATCGCTGTAAGCTCTCCAACCTCATTGATCCAAGTCCCTTGAATTAGCTCAGCCGCTTCTTTTCCTTCAAAAGTAGCTAATGAATCTGAGAACCAATTTTTACCTAAAATGGCAAGGAATGTGGACTTACCTAGCCCTTGTGGTCCAGTAAAGATTGGCATATAGTCGTATTTCACAGCTCCTGACATGGCTCTAGCCACTGCCGCACATAGTGATTTTTTCATTACGGCATGGGTGTATACACTGTCTTCAGCCCCTAAGTAATCGGGTAAAAGTCGTTCTACTCTTTTCTTACCGTCCCATTTTAAGCCTTGCAGGTATTCCTTTACCTCGTTAATGGTATTACTTGCCCCCACGATAGTCAGGGCATCATCTAGTCGGTCTCTTGAGCCCAAATCATAAAAGGTTTCCATATACCAAAATGCCCCTGCATCATCTGCATCGTCCCACTGTCTGCGTTCATTCGACGCATTCCATGGTACAGCACCCATCACAAGGCCACGGCCAGCAAACTCATCAGTGACAATTTTATCTTTTAATGATGGATCATTCTTTAAGATAATAATCATGTTGTTGACGGTCTTAAGAATCGCCCCCGACTCATTTCTTGCTAGCTGATTGACCCATTCAAGGTCATCTTCTGAAGCCTCTAACGCTTTGTTTGCAGACTCTGGAACTTGAAAGGAACTTGCAAATGCCTCTCTAGCAGATAAAAACTTCTCTTTTGTCATTAAATCGGCTACTGATTTATCTGCTAGGGCCAGGGCAACCATCGCCGTATAGGATGGAAGTCGATTGGCTGGCGTATCTGGCTTTGCTTCGTCGTCCTTATTTGCAAACTTATGTAGTCTAATTAAGTCAAATGCATTAACTAACTGACCAGAACAAGGGTCTGTAGCATGATGGGAGTACATAAATAAGTCTCCGTCATAAATGACAGCCCCGCCTGCGGTAGAGCCTCCTGTATAGGTGTATCTCCCAGGTATCGCTGTAGGCTCATACATTCCCGGAATAAACTTCTCCATCGCATCTTGGATACGGTAAGTCCTGCAAAACGCACCCACAACGCCACTTTTTGTTGTCGGATCTTCTTGTTTTGCTAGCCTTCTTCTTTCGATGGCTTCAGCTCCAGGCACTTGTGGCCACTGCGTCACATCTTGCCAATCTCCGTAAGTGTTTAAAATACCATTAAGACTACAAAACGGCATGTCATTGACCACATATACATACTCACTGTCCGCACAGGTACTTGCCCAGTACATCAGTCTCGATGCTTCAAATGTAGTTGGGTCGCAGAATTCAATCCCAATCAGTGAAGCTAACTTTCTTGCACACGGCTCATATTCATCTGCTGATGCTGTTTTATCTAAAGGAATTACAATTCGTAACCTCGGAGCATATGCAGCGTGCTTTCTTGTACTATAAACTAAAGATGCACATCCTAAGGCCGTCACACGCTTGATAATATCTTCTGTTTTTCCTGTGGGAATATTATCCAGATCTAGAGTGATAAGGTCTCTCCCCTCTACATTAGCGGCTTTTCTTCGATCATCCTTAAAAGTTCCGCCTACAAAACCGCCCACATCTTTTAATTCATCCTGCCTTTGCTTTGGAAGATTTAAGTATTCTTCCATTGTCTCCTGCCCTCGAACAGGAACTTTTAGCTTCTGTGTAAATTCTGACCATAATAGGCTACTTCTTGACCAAACAACGGCCTTTCTTGAACCCGCAGAGCTAATTAAGATTTTTCTGTCATTCTTCATACCTTAGTCCTTCATGTAATAGTCATTTTCAAACCCAGCACCTTTTAAGATTAGCCCAGGTGCCCATTCAATAGGCTGTGCCATAATGCCACAAAGCTCCTCTACGGTCGTTTCCATAGGGGCATCTACAATCACCTCATCATGCACATGAAACACGACCTGTAAGCCTTTTTTGTGAATCCGTTGTAGCGTGACCGCAAGGCAATCTCTTGCGATTGCTTGTACGATATTCTCAGTAAGCTTTCCGCCATAGGTATTCGCCACACTCCATTTTTTACTCTGATCAATGCCATAATAGTGAATAGCAGGAGAGTCAAATTGGTTTGGTGCAAGGAATGGCTTTGGATAAAACAATTTTCGCCTTGATGGTAGGGTAACCGTTAAAAAGCTCTGTCCGTACACCAAATCATATTCCATTGTAAATAATAGTCCGTGTGTTGCCTGGGCCTGCCCCGTTTCTACAGCTTGAATAGCAGCCGCTTCAACGGCATACCATAAATCTTTAATTCTAGGGTTGGCGGTCCTCCATCTATGCACGATATCAGGTAATTCATCTTCTGATAGCCCCATTGAAAGTGCACCCATAGCAACCAATGCTGCTGTTCCACCCTGGTACCCAAGTGCAAGTGTAGCAACCTTGCCTTTTTGTCTAAGACTGTACTCTGGATTGCCTTTTTTAATGAGTTCAATCGGCACATGAAACATTTGTGATGCTGTAGCTTCATAGATCTTACCGTGCGTGGCAAACACCTCATTAACCCATGTCTCGCCTGCTAGCCAGGCAATCACCCTAGCTTCAATGGCAGAAAAGTCTGCCACTACGAATTTATGCCCCGTTGAAGGGATAAAGGCGGTTCGGATTAACTGGGAGAGCGTATCTGGAACATTGCCGTAGACCAGTTTTAGCCCAATATAGTCCTTTGCCTTCACCATCTTTCTTGCCATATCAAGAGTTCCAATGTAATTTCGTGGAAGGTTTTGCATCTGTACTAGCCTTCCTGCCCAGCGTCCTGTACGGTTGGCCCCGTAATACTGCGTCAGTCCTCGGATTCTGTCGCCCTCTCCCATAGACTCTTTCATCGCTTCGTACTTTTTTACTGAAGTCTTTCCTAATTGCTGACGAATTTCTAGTACCCTTTTGACTCTATCGTCCTTAACTTCGTCAATTAACTTTGCCACTGTAGCTTTTTGAATGTCCTTTGCTTCAACTTTCTTCTCCGATAGCCACGCTAAAAGTTGCGTGGTCGAATTTGGATTGGCAAGTCCTGTTAGGTTGATGGCCTCTTTCGTAAGTTGATCAGTACTTTCTGCATCGATCGCAAGCGCCCCATCGATCAATTCTTTATCGACCTTTACGCCATACGCATTCATTAAGACATCCATCTGCCATTGCTTTTCTTCTGACTCAGGCATAGGGAATAGCTCTAATCGTTTTAAAATGGCATTCTCTGCCACGACATCCCCAATGCAGTACTCTTTAAATAGCTTCCACTTATCCATATCGTGATGTGGCTCATTCCATACTCGATTACCATTTGTTCGAGTAGGCTTACAAGGAACACAAAAGTATCGAATTAAGGCCTTACCTGTTGCTAATTTTTGCTTGTCTAATGGAAGTCCAATGGCTTTACCTGTTGCTTCTAGTCCGGCTGTATAGCCACAGTACAGTCCGTGGGCCATTGTGCATCGCCACTGTTCAATTGGTGTCTTATATCCTGCGCGGTTTAAGCAGTACCATTCAAATGACGCATTGTAAGCGTGTTTTATTGTGTTTTCATCACTAAGCATACAAATTATAGCCTCAGGGATTAATTCGCCTCTTGCGAGGTCTACAATGTGTACAGCGTCATCATTCACCTTATACGCAAAAAGCAGTATTGCGAAATCCTTAGACTGAGCATACCGATATGCCCCAGCCTTACCGATATCAATACTGCTTTTTGTTTCAATATCTATACTCAAATGGTTCATTTCTCCTCCTAGATGAAAGGGAGAGCATCAAGCCCTCCCTACATTCGTATGAAGTTACATTGGTAGTCCAGTAATAGGGTTAATCCGCTGGGCTTGAGTTGGCTTGCCAAATACATCCGCAGCTGATGGAGTACTTCCGCCTAGCGTCTCTCCGTCCCTTGTTTTTTGTACTGGGCCTAGTGCGATTCCAATTCCACGCTTTCCGCTAGCCGTATAAGGGAAAAAGGTAATGTTTATGCGGGCATACATACCACTGTAAACCTCGCTTGCTGAAATAATTCGCTCGCATTGTGCATTTACCACTTCGGGTGGTCTGCTTTCTGTCGCTGACGCAGTAAATACCCAACAGCCTTTGCATTCTGCCCCAAACGGCATACCGTCTGATGGTCTTGTGCCATCACCATCATGAATAGGAACATCCACCTTAGGTGGGAGCACACCGTTCCATTTTGTGCTAACTCCTCTTTGTTTTGCATCTTCAACCGCAGCGTCGATAGCAGCTTTTGTCTCTACATCTGCTTTCGGTAAAAGAACGGTACAGCTATACTTTGGGGCTTGCCCAGTCTGCTGTGCATATGGCTTAAGCAAATGCACATAGGATAATCTTACTTCCTTTGTTGTCACACTATTACTTTGCATAATCTCTAATCTCCTTTTTGTATGTTATTTAAATACATCCTTTGCGGATATCGTATCTATCGGCTTTCTTCGGTCGGATTCTTCGACTATAGTCGGTGTACCCGGCTTTCTTACTACGAAGTCTCCAACTAACTCTGCAAACTCTTTCTTGCCCACGACTTTTTCCACTTGTGCAAGGCTTAGTGGTCTTCTCTCCCACAGCATCGCTTCATCAATCCCACTTTTTGTGAGGACCTCAAAGGCTTTATCCATATTCGACCAGTCTCTTGTGCTTCTGCCTTCTACCGCTTTCCACCCAGGGACCTCTCGGCCGGCAAGACACTCTGCAAGTGCTGTGGCCTGTAAATCGGATAGCCACGCTGACACATCTGCACCCTGTTTTAAGTACTTTGCAATTTCCACATTAGTAAGTGTTTTTGAATCTTTACTTGTTTCTAGAACAAGAAGTGCGTTCTTTTCTGCTCTCGCCTTGCAACGGTCTCTGATTTTGCAATATCTACAAGTCTTTTCGCTTGGGTTAAACTCCCCTTCGCCTTTAATGGCAAGGTCTGCTATTTTCTTTACTTTTTCGCCAAACTCTAGTAACTCCTCTACTGTACAAGCCCATTCGCTGATTCCATCACTAAGTCTAGGCTGTACAATGGTCATTCGGATAGTCTCAATCTTGTAAATTAGACTCAATGCCTGATAAGCTCCGAGGCCATAGCACATCAGTTGTGGGTTGTGATCAGCTTCCACCCTGCCATTTGGGTTTTTGCCATACTTAAAGTCAATAACATGGAGTACCCCACCGCCGATGAGGATACAATCCGCTGTACCGAAGCCATCAGGAATCCATTGGGTTAAGTCAAGCCGTTTCTCAACATCAATGTATGGCACAGAATCAAATGCTGTAGCCGTCTTTTTGATATACTCGACATATTCGTCTGTATAGCCTTCCATCTCACCGTCCCAAAGCTCGTCTTCTTTTAATTTCTTTACTGCCGCTGTATACGCTTTCTTCGATAGATCTAAAGGTCTTGAATATAAGCTAACTTTTAGCTCAGCTAACTCATGTGCCAGTGTGCCCTCTCTTGCCGCATCTGATACGATGCTAGGCAGTCCTTCTTCTAGTCTTGCACTCGGTGGACAATTCAGCCACCGATGGGCACTAGACGCACTGAGCAAGGCGTGTTTTCTCATTTCATGCCCCATACTCTCTCCTATCCTTCCAAAAAATCACATTCTGTCATTCTTATAACTGTGCCCCCAACTCTCTCAGTGCCACCGCAAACTCTCCATACCGCTCTTTTGGAAGCTCTGGCATGGACATGACACCGAAAGTGTTGATCAACGACACTAACTCAGCTTGCTTTCCTGCGTCCATCAGCTGTACCGCCGCTTTCGACAACTCATCTAATGTATAATTATGCACCTCAGTTTGAACAGGTGTAACTGACTGAGTAGCTTGCTGTACTGGTGCAAATGGAACCTCTTGTGGTGTCTGAACAACAGCTTGCTGTACTGGTGTAACTGCTTGTTGTGGTGTGGTGCTCACTTCCGCTGGCATCTGAACCTGGATTGTTGCTTTTCCTGTCTCCCCTTTGAGCAAATGCGTAATCTCCGCAAATCTCCCCATATACTTCGTAAATTCGTCATACCCGTCAAACTGTAAACTAATCTTCATCATTTTCTCCTTTTTTATTGTCCTTCACTTAGTTTTTTCCCTAATCGCTCCATGATTTCTGCTGCACTCAGCCCTTTTGCATCCAGCTCGATATCCGCTTTAGCTGATCGCACGAGTGTTACCGTTGAACCGTTCACAGTTAAATTGATAATACTCGCATCTGCGAACACAAGCGCAGGTAACAAGTACTCTAAATAATCTCTTAATCTCGTCATTCCATCACCTCTTGCCAATCTCTGTAAGCCTTACAATTTTACAGGTGTAGCCCTAAGGCCACACCCATTGCAAAGACAAAGATGAAAAACAGTGTATTTTTCACAAGAGCCACTCTGTCTTCTAGCTCTTCAAGCTCTTCTTCCGCCTCCTCAAGCTCTTCAAGCCTTCCCCTCTCAATTTCCTCGTATTCTACATAGCCCATCTTCAACTGATTCCTCATTTTCTTATCTCCTTTACTGTGTACTTCATTTCTACTTCCGCCTTGCTCATGGCAGGACAAAAAGAGTATCGCTCCATGAGTATCTGTCCAATTGTGGCAGACATATCATGCTCAACTCTTTTTGTCCTGATAGACCTCTCCATTTATCTTACCTCTCTTACTATCTTCCACCCTGCTCCATTTGCAGGCCTTCTCCTCTGACTTGCAAATTCCGCAGTTTGTATTTTTATCCTCTTTGCTATCCACTTATCAAAGCCGACTGTGTCAAAAATAATCTTTGAGTTTGGCTTTGATGGGTCTATCTTAGTAGCAAAGTTCTGCTTCGGATCTCTGTAGGCCTCCATCAGTAGCGGTATCGGAAATCCAAGCTTTTTAAGTTCTGACATTTTCATTATTTGTTTCGGAAACTCCATACTTGCCTCCTAAAATCTATTTTTATATTTACTTTACTCTAAATCTCTCCTAAACTATCCTTACAGGCCCTGCCAAGCCGAGTACTTAGAAAGGAGGAATATGAGTATGACTAAAATCAGCCTAAAAAAGCACATTATTAATTCACTTTCAAATCTTTCAAGTGACAAACCTGGTGAATTAATAGGAAGTAACAAACTTGTTTTTGTAACTGCTGCCGGCATTATCTCCGGATATCCATGTGAAATTAACAGCAAATCCAATCCAAGCACATTACAAGGATTAATGTCGATGCTTGCTAGTATTTCACTTGACGGATACGAAGAAAACATTCAAAGCCTCAAAGATATCAATGAGAATGACGGCTTCATACTACTTAAAGATGTTACAATTAATAACGGGCCTTCAACTTTTTCTACACCAAGCTTTTTCCTGTTTTTTGATCAAGTAATTGCAGTAGCAATAGGTAATCCAGAGGCTTCTTAAAATCTGCCTTTATAGCCTTGTGTGTAGAACACATTTTCTCAACCCTGATAATAACCTCCAACGTTTCATCAGGGTTGGACTTTCTTAACTTTCTAATTGCCTTCACTATTCTCTCTATGTCAGAGATATGGCTTGTTACTATCTCTATCTTTATTGGTTTTACTGTCATTCTTCCCTCCTAACCTACCTTTTCAATCAACGGCAGTATCCCCTTTGATTTAAGGAAGTCATACAAGAATAATCTTCCTTTTTGTGTCCAGTACATATGAGTCCTTGCTCCCTGACTGCCATCTGGCTTATTGTAGTTTTGCGTCTTTGTCTGTGTGTATCCTTCACTTTGATACTTCGCATACAAAAACCACACGCCAGACTGGTTATACTGCACACCCAGCTCATGCAGCTTCTTATTCATGCCTTTCGCACTCATACCATAATCTTTCGCAATCTCCGTCATAGATAGCAAGTCTCTACACTGCAAGATAAGATCGTAGTATGTCGCTTTTGGCTGAAGCTCTGCAATCTGCTGTGTCTTAATGCTATTATCTAGTTGTAATGCTTCGAGCTTTTCCTCTTGCTCAAGTGCTAGTTGCAATGCCTCTTTCAATGTTCTTGGCACTTGCACTCCGTAGGCCCCTGTCCTGCGGATACTTGGCAAGACTTCTGAAGTTACCCACCGCTTGAATTTCTTTGCGGTTGGCAGCTTACTTGATAAGATTAAGCTGTATAAACCGCTTTCATTGATAAGCCAACCACCACGCTGTCCTAAACCCGATAACGATTCGTTATTGAGTTTGTCCTCTCCGTCAACATGGTCTGACAGAGCCTTACTTGGATTTGCATATCCCAGCACCTCCGCCACATCTTTCCCAACAAACCAAGGCTCATTGTGTAAAACTAAAGTTCTAACTTCTCCAAATTCAGCGTTACTAAAAATTTGTAATCCTTCCATTCTTCCTCCCTGTCGCATATTATGCGATAAAATCAGCAAAAAAAATTGCATTCACATCTTTCAGTGACAGATTTAAAGCCCTTGCAATCTTCACAGCTTCATTAACTGATATATTACTACCATCTGAGTTGATCTTTCTGTACAAAGTCGCCTTGTCAACCCCTATGATTTCAGCCAATTGCGATACACTCAATCCACACTCTACAATTTTTCCTTTTAGTTTGTTACCATTTACCATAAATTTATCTCTCACCTCCTTGTCGCATTAAATGCAACAAACTCATAATAAAACACATTTTGCAGTGTGTCAACTATTTTTTGCGTTTTGTGCGAAATTTATTTGCTTTAGTGCCTTATGTGTTGCATAATTGCGAAATATATTATATAATGTCATTACATGAATTAGATATGAAAGGGGACTTCGTATGACAACTGGAGATAGAATAAAACAAAGAAGATTAGAACTAGGATTATCAGTAGACGAGGTCGCTACAAAATTAGGGAAAAACAGGGCAACTGTTTATAGGTATGAGAGTAATGACATTGAAAACCTTCCTGTTGGAACACTCGAACCTTTGGCTGAAATACTCGATACGACCCCCGCATACTTAATGGGCTGGAATAGTGACGACTATCCAATCACTAATGGTGGAGGGCACCCAACAGATGAACAACAAAAAATTATATTCGCTACTAATTTAAAACATTTTATAGATAAGAGCGAAAAAACGCAGAAGGAAGTAGCTACTGCAATTGGAGTCTCACCACAGACGCTGAATACATGGCTTCAAAGAATAGCACTACCTAGAATGGGAAAAATACAATTATTAGCAGATTATTTTGGCATTAGTAAGACTGATTTGCTCGATCCGAAAGACCCTGAAATACAGAAATCCTCTTTAGGTACATACCGCATACCAGTTTTATCAACTGTTGCGGCGGGGCAACCAATGTTTTCAGATAATGATGTGATTGAATATATAGACTATGATAGAGAACCACGCAATAACATTATAGGTGTACGAATTGAAGGGGACTCGATGATGCCAGCCATTCAAGATGGTGATACCGTTGTCATAGACCGAGAAGCTGCGTGGGAAGATGGAGATGTGGTTATTGTGACTGTCAGTAACAACTACGGTATGTGTAAAAGAATTAAAAGATATGCTGATGGAATTGCTTTGATATCTAACAACCCATCTTATGAACCAAAATATTACAGTGCTGCGGAAGTAAATGCATTGCCAGTCAGAGTGATTGGAAAAGTGAAAGAACTACGGAGGAAATTTTAATCCATCAAAACTTTACAAGAGAGAGGTTGCTCCTATGAGATCGAATAATGAAATAATAGAACTAATAAAAAATCTCTGTATTGAAAAAGATATATCACTTAGCGAATTAGCACGCAGGGTGGATATGGCTAAGTCTGCTATTTCACGATATTTTAATGGTACAAGACAATTTCCATTAAATAGGATCGATGATTTTGCAAGAGCTTTAAACACTACTCCCGAATATCTACTTGATGTTACACCAGTAATTGATAATCTTACAACTGATCAGCCCAGCTTCTGTAACTACGGAGATACAGCTATGTTTGCAAAAAACTTAAAATACTTACGTCAATTACATAATATAGATCAATTACAACTTGCGGAAGCTTTAGGGCGAAAAAGTGCGTCATCCATTAGCGAGTGGGAAAGTGGAAAGTACACTCCTAAGATTGGAGTATTATCTATGATTTCCTCGTATTTCAATGTTGACCTTGATGATATGATGACTAAGGACTTAGAGCTCGAAAACTCAATGCAGAGTTGGTCTTGGTCTGATCAGACGAACACTTCCGACACTGATCCTGAAGCCGTAGAGCTAGTACGGTTTTTATCAGATAATACGGAATATAAAGAACTGATAACATCCCTTAAAGATGTGAGTAAAGAAGATTTAAATGCAGTTAAAGTAATCGTGGACAGATTGAAAGACAAAAAAGATTAAATTAATGCGAATTTTATGATAGGAGGTTTTATTGTTTATAGTTATATCAGCAGAGTTGCCCAGTCAATGCATTGGGGACCAAGGCCGACTGCGATCAGGTCGAGAATGGCGTAAGAGGAGCTTAGAGGGAAGTTTTGATGAAAAAATTAACAACACAAGAAGCAGAACAACTCATTAAGATGCTAAAGAAAACTATTGAGAAAGAGATTCATTTGCCATCGAAAGGGACAAATATTAGGTTTGATGTGCAAGGTAGAACAAAGAAACATATATTTTCAATATCTCTTTATCGTGGTAAAATAAATCCTAATAAAGGTAATTTTACTGCACTAATTAAAAGAAATAATACTGTATTACTTTCTTTAGATACTTCATCTACAGCAAAGCATATGAATCCTGATGGGCAAATTATTAAGGGACCTCACTGGCATATATATACTGAAGAATATGGACGAAACTATGCATATCCTGCAGTAAATATTACTGATAGCGATTTTGTTAAAAACACATTGCTATTTTTAGAAGAGTTTCATGTAATTGAGAAGCCCAAAATGACAGAACAAGTATCTTTTAATTTATAAACAGAATGAAAGGAGGGAATATATATGGATAGAATAAATAATTTAATGAATCAGTACTTCGATTGGTTAAAGGAGCAAGCCAAT